TCTGATACCCTTCATACCTATTCCCCCACCAGCAAAAAAATAGTGGAATTGACTTGCTACTTTTTTGAAAATGTGTTAAGAATTTGCCTCTTTTAAAAATAAGGAAGGGGGGAAACCCGTAGTCTCACGTATAATATACCCTTTCACATTTTTTTACTAAATATCCATCCAGACATTACTTGTCTCTTTATATTCTTGACTCATAACACCTTGTACAAATCTTTCAAGCTCCTCATCCTGTAACCTATCTTTACGAACTATCACTTCCATATCAGCATCAGTAGCCATCTGCTCGACCCAGTATCCTACTGCCATTTGAAGAGCATCCAATCTATCGTCATGGATCAACGCACCTTTATCTTTAGTGATTCGGGTCATCTGGTGAAAGAGCATGTACTTAGCCTGACTTTCACTTGGATAATTTTGAACAGTCTGTATATCTTTTTCAATCACTTGTGGATCTACAACAAGTCGATGTTGATTCATAACAGGTTCAAGAGTATCTATGATCCTTTTTTCTTTTTGAATATTAGATCTAACTTCTTCCATACTCACATCGTATACTTTCCGTAGTATTGGCTTCCACAGTTCCATGAACATCCCATCACCAAAGTTAGACTCTATTAATACCAAATTAACTTTGTTTCTTCTTGCAATGACTGATAGTGTCTGTAGATTATCTTGTTTATATCCTCCTTGTAGTCCTCCACATCCTGTCACATAGAGAATACCATTCAGCATCTTCACTACCGCATACCCAGTTTCATCTTTACCTCTTCCACTTGGGTCGACAGATAGTACACTACCTGTATATTCTAACCATTCTCCTATCTTTGTCTGTGGAGAATAGTAACCATCACCAGGAAGACCTACATTTGGAAGTTCAGTAAGTTTATTTTCAGGATCTCTTGACCACACAGGTTTCTCAGGTGCTTTATCTCCATCCAGAGACATTACAATCAAGTCATTCAATTTTAAAGGATACTTATCAGCATCACTAAGTGAAGTATCTAGTTGAAACTGTAAGTTGAATCCAGATCTACCATATGATAACTCTCTTTCTGTTAAGTCCTCATCATCAAATCGTAATGGATCAGTAGGATCACCTATTTTATTTGATTTCATAATGAATGGAGCTAACTTATCACCATATCTCACCTTTTGTTCATCCGTAGGAAACCTAGAAGGCCATATTCTTACTGAGTAACCTCTCTCTGGAAGAGTTTCATACAGAGACATCTCAGTTTGAGGAGTACCAAGATAGATAATTGACCCTTCAGGTTTAAGAATAGCATCAAATTCTTTAACTGCTTCCGATAACTTATCTCTCATTGATTGAGTCATAGAGTTATTAGGAACCTCCACATCGTCTGCCACGATAAGATCTGCTCTACTACCTGCCAACTGACCAGTTATACCTACACTTTTCACTGACGGGGAATGTGAAGCTAATGCTGGCCCTACATCGAATGCTACCTTAGACTGTCTTTGACCTTCCCTTGATCTCAGATGTTGAAGAATAGGTATTTCGTGTATAAGTCGTTGTGTAAAGGTGGAGAAGTCATCAGATCTAACTTTTGATGCTGATACCACTAGAACTTTTAATTCTGGATCAAGAAGAAGTGTATGACAGACGAATGCAGAAGTGATATAACTCTTACCTACTCCACGGAATGCCTCAATGACTCCACGTTTAGGTTTATTTTGTAGAAATGTAGCAATATCGTATTGAACTGGGGTAGGATCAGGTAAATGTAAGTGTTTCCAACAGATAAATAAGAAGTTTCTGAAATCTTTTAGTTTATTATCCATTAATCAAAGTATATATTTTAAATAATCTTTAGTTATCCATTTTATCCAATCAAACTGACCGGATGATGAAGATGCACCTCTGTTTACCCTCTTTGGTTTAGCTAAAGGAGAGATAATAATTGATTCTTTCACACATGTTGGACAATATGTTTCCATTGTCTCAGAACTAAAGATCAGTCTACAACCTTCTACTCGTTTACAGACTTTTACATCGGTAACCTTAGTAGCATATATAGTAATAGGTAGTATAAGTATTGAGATAATAATAAATATTGATTTCACGTTTACCTTTTATATATGTTTAACCCTCCCCATAACTATAAGGGGAGTTAATTAGACATGTATAATAAAATCAATACTTTAACTATTTAGGCTACTTTAGTAGATTTAGTAGGTGAATACTGTGTATTTAGGTTCTCCGAATCATCATATGTACCTCTGTTTTTTACTCCTTTAATTTGTTTTGGACCATAAATAATTACTTCATGATAGGCTTCAGGATTGAATTCCTGTTCAGGTATTCCACTTTCTTTAGCTTTAGTACTATCTGCATGATATTGAATTAAAGATGCTGAGTAACCACCCTCTCTTGCTATTTCTGTGAAATCACCTGACTGTATGAAAGATGATAACTCTTCCATATTCAATTCACCTCTACGTGTAGGATGTCTATTTTGCCATCTCCATGTTTCTTCTGGAAAGTAAGGTTTTTGACCTGGTAGTAGTTGTGTGGGATCTCTTGATTCAAGGCCAAAGTTCCCACCTTCTCCAACGACAGTTTGTTGAGTTATCAGATCTCTAGCATTCATTTGTATATCAATTACTTTACGATGAAAAGAAGTTACTAATTCATCTGCTTCTTTTTTTGGAAGATTCTTTGTCTCTCTCAGTATTATTCTTTGAGTAGCGGCTATTATATTTTCATAATCTTTAGGATCTCTGATCCATCCCAACTCCCATCCATACACAGCTATATGTAATGGTGATTCAGGTGCTAAGTATACCTCTACTATTTCAGGTTCATATAAACCACCATTGGCATCTCTAATTGATTGTATCTCAGTAGGCCTGATCTCATTCCATTGTTCGTCTTTACTATTTTTGTATATTACTGCATCATTAGGATCAGAGGAAAAACTACTACCACTTCCATAATATCCTTTATCTCTAGATTCATATGGTTTTCCAGCATTATTTGGTTGCCACTCAGAGAATTGTCTTTTACCATCTATTTTAACAAACGTAGGAGAACCATGATAAAACCTTTGAGGTTGAGGCATTATCTCACCATTAGCAAATTTCTCAGGTCTATTTCTGTGAGTCATTAGATTACCTCTTCCCCAACGTACTCTTTCAAGGGCATCATTATAAGGCTTTTCAAATATCAAAGAATTTAATTCTTCCCACTCATCTACGGCCTTACTAGCAACAGCAGTAGCAACAGTAGCAGTTCTTGCTTTCTTTACTGTGGACTTGAACAGTTCCTTTTTACCTCCTGTAAAGCCTTTTAGTGAGGCTAATCCTCCACCCGAACTACCTCCCTCTAATATCTGATCTTGTGGTCTAGATACTAATTTCTTTTTCTTCATGCTTTAATTTGTTAAAGAGGTTTTACCTGTTGATATATCTTTATCACTTGGAAAAGGCATACTTTCCATTAATTGTTGTAGGGCATTATCATTAATAGGTATTGCAGTTATATCGTTATCCTTTAGGAACTTTACTGCTACTGCCAGGTCTGCGGGTTTAGCTTCACCTGATTGTATCTTAGCTAGTAACTCATCTGCTACTGCATCATATAAATTATTAAGTTTATTATTCTCCATCTTTCTTTTTCCCCTTTTTTATCTTTAAAGAATTTCTATATAACTCTAATTGCTTTTTAAAAACCTCAAAGAATTTATTAGCATCTTTTTTGTAAATAGACATATTATCAGTCCTGATCTGCATAGTCCTATTCTTCACACCTTCAGGAATAAGTTTATCTATTTCAATCTGTAAGGCATCAATAGCTTTTTTATTTTTAATAGTTTTTTTATTTTTCCCTTGATTCTCTTTATTCATCTTACTCCTTATTTACAAGTACAAGGTTTACAATTACAGTCTTTACATTTACACATATTTTCCTTTATAGTCAGCAATGGCAGCCTTGATAGCATCTTCTGCAAGAACAGAACAATGAATCTTAACTGGAGGAAGGGATAGCTCTTTAACAATATCAGTATTTTTAATAGTGTGAGCTTCATCCAAAGACTTACCTTTGACCCACTCTGTTGCCAATGATGAAGAAGCGATTGCAGAACCACATCCAAATGTTTTAAACTTTGCATCTATTATCTTATTATCTTTTACTTCAATCTGTAGTTTCATTACATCTCCACACTCTGGAGC